TGGGAATTGGACTTACAATACTTATTATAGTAGCAATACTGAGTTGATGGAGGATATACATATGCAGAATTTAGCAAGCTTCATAGAGTATACAGATGGAAATAAACAGAATACACACGTTTTTATGAGAATGCAGATGGATAACGGAAAAATAGAAGAGATTGATCTGTTTGCGAATGATAAAGTAAGAAAATACAAAACACGCCTGGATGATAGTATAAGAGAAGGCGGAAAAGGTTCAGTTGCTAAAAAGAAAATGAGGATAGAATTGATAAACGCATTTGAAGCATTATTGAAAGCATCAGGATTACATATAGCATGATTCGTTTGTAGTTAGTAGTTGCTAGAATGGAAATTTTAGTAACTACGATAGTGCTTATGAACATAAAAATAATGAAAATAGATGTTGACAAGTACCTGTTAAAATGATAATATAATAGACGTAAGGAGGAAATCCAATGGCGAAACCTAAGCAGAATGGAATAAGAAAGTCTGTTTATATTTCAAAAGAATTGGAGGAATCATTGGAAAGAGAAGCACAAGAAAAGGGGACAAATTTTTCTAATCTCATAAGAATGATTCTTGTAGAACGGGAGAAAGATAAGCAGAAATAGAAATGGTGGTTCACAGCCTGAGAAACTAGAAACCACCATTAACCGCCATCAGCATGGAAAACCATTAACTGATTGACTTATCTATTATATATCATTTCAACACGATTAGTCAATCAGAAAATTTCCAATATTTTACAAATGCACATTGAGAAC